CATCTTGAACAATACGACAATAGCAAACAATGTCAATACACCAATACCGAATACTCTGGGGGACATTGTTACGATATACCCTAAAATCGTAATCAAAATTATAAGCCGTGAGATGGCATTTAATTTTTGCTCATAGCCCATATCAGTCGAAGGCCACAATTCAGTCATCTGCTCTTTATTAAATAACACAGTAGGATCATTGGCCCAAAATGGAATTGTCATTATATATATAAACAGTTTAAAAAAGTTTGGTTGCTGTCCTAATTTTTCTATTTCATATACGCGAACATTAATGCGTAGGTAGATTCTGCTAAATTCTGTCCCTGACCACCTAAGTACCCATTAAGCATGTTTTATGTCTGTGTAAATACTTGCAGGCATAACATAAAAATGCTATCAAAATAATAATACTATCATAAAAATAAAAATTGAATTCAACTGAGGCCAGTGTCATTAGACAGCATAGGATCAGATACAATATGGAAACATTCATATTACCAACTATACCAGAGGACTTTCAGACGGGTCAGCCATTTGTCGGCGCAATTCATCCCAGCCTGAAGCAACTAAATGACTATATTACCCGCAAATTTAAACACGATTTTGTAGGCGTTGATATAGTATCATTAACAGAGTATGTTGCAACAACAAAGCAGCCGTGGGCAAACGGCGCTTATTATCTGTTTGGTCAAATGCTGACCGATTTTGACGCGCCATTAACAAATGAGTTGTTGCAGAAGGCAATTGATACAAATTCGCGACGAATGACCGAATATGGCGCGCCATGTAATTTTCTGGAGGCCAACAGCGTTAATCACAACATTATGGTATTTAAGAACCTGTTATATTTATTGCAAAAATATTATCAACACCCGTATGATTTAATGGAATTTTATAAACCGGATGGAGTATACATGACAAAATTTATTGAAGAATCGTGCTCTTAATAAACAGTGGCGTTATTTTGATAAACAGTTTACAATTGTGTATTTATGTATTTATTTTTTTCCATTCTTCTTCTTCTTACCACTGCTTGATTGTTGCTGTGGCTGAGGAGGCTTGGCCCCACGAGGCGTCCGTTCGGCCTTTTCCGCAGCTCCAAATAGACCGAACAATTCGGCATCAGATATGACAGGTTGTTGCATCCGTTCTTGCATTTGCGCACTTGCGCGAGCCTCCTGTTCGGCCTTTGCGCGGGCATTAGAATCGGCCTTTGCGCGGATTCGCTCCTTTGTCTTCTCCAATTTCATCCGCTGATCTAAATTTGCCTGCATTGCCCCCATATTTACTTTTCCTCCTCCCATTCCTCCCAATCCCGCCATCCCGGCAAGGTCCCCCATTCCCATCTTACTCAACATGGACTGGATGTTTCCCATGCAAGGCATATTCTTCATCTTGTTCATCATTTCCGACGCCTCTGCGATAAGTTCTGACTCTTTTAGGTCACCAGATTTGATTTTAGAATCCAGCTTGTCGCCCACAGTCTTAACCAATCCCATCAACTTGGTCGGATTCTTTACGAGCGTCTGGAACACGTCCTTCATATCAGTAGCACCGTCAAAGTCCACGTTCAAGTTTGCCGCAGTCTCCTCGGCAATTTCGCGCGCCAACTGTCCCAACTTTCCGTCTAACATCCCAGTAATGTGTCCATGAAGCTGCTCGGCGTCCGGCATATTTATTCCGGCGCTCTCTCCGTCTGCATCGGTCGGGTCGCCCTCCTTTGCCTCAAATAATCCCTGCATATGCGAGAGTGTCTCCTCCAACTTGGACTTAAACTCGTCCTCATTGATCGCCTCAAACATTTTTGCTGTATCACCGAATGCCTCCTTGTTATTCAGGGTGCCCACAATTGCAAAGGTAATCAACTGTAGATACTTCCAAATGGTCTCCCGTGTTTTCTGCGAAATATCGCACTGCCATAAGTTTTTGAAATGGATGTTTGGCAGAAACTCAGTGTCTACATCCGAGTCCGCCTTGAACATGTCCTCGTTTTGGTATAGAATATCAAAGAATCGCGGAGGCAACTTTTTCTGACAAAATTTGAATAGGAGCTGCACTGAGGTTTGTTTATGTTTGTCATATGCGGCATCCCTCGCCTCAGCGTCCTCAATGTGACTATAATGCTGTGGGGTTTTTAGCCATTTAATGATAAACGGTTCATATTCGGGAAATGTTGTTCTTATATCACCAACAAAATCACAAATTACCTTCGTAAATTCTTCGGGAATCGCCTTGCTTTCTTCTGCCATTTAAATAGTATAATTTATATATATTTAAATTCAAATTTAATAAATATATATACCGCACGCCCACATAATTACGTCGCGTACACGAGACCCGCATTTCCGCCAACAAACGTAACCATATTCACACGTTCCTCCATCAAGTACATATTAAAATTGTAATCATAAATTCGCCAGGTTGGCTTATTGATGCCTACAATGTCGCCGGTTGTCGGGTCGCAAATAGTTAGCACCTGGGCATACGGGTCAACCGGCGGTGCAATGGTCGTGAACTCAAACTGAACATTAGTAAACCGACTCATATTCATGGCTCCCGACGGGTTCGGATTCATCTGGTTTGTATCCAGGCAAAAATTGTAGCAATATAGGCCTTGAGGGGCGTTTCCCGACGTTCTAACGTATTTTTCAACAAAATTGTAAACACCGGCAGGTAACATGTTCTCTCTGTATTGGCCATCAAGAAGTATACCAAGTGCCACCAGAATATACTGGATATTTTGCGGATTGTAAACGCCTGTTATATACAGACCACTTAACGTGCCATCCGGGTTCGCACCAGGGCCCATGCCAGGAACCGGCGGCAGCGTCGGATTGATATAGTTATACGTTCCACTGCTCGGAGCCACCTGAACATCCTGCGGCATGTAGTTGTATGGCCAGTTTGTATAATTGGACCATTGGTTTCGCAAGTTTGCATCACTTCGCTGGAAATAAAACATCCAACTAATTACCATCCCCAGCGAGTCCAAGTTCAGTTTATTTTGCCCGGTAATGTTGTAGAACGGTGTCTCATAAATCTGCTTAATCAAATATTTCTGTTCGTTCTTGGCAAAGAGTTCAGACTCATCATTAGAGAGAAAACAATAAGTACAATTTAGATTGATGTCGGCATTCCATAGGGTCCTCGTGTCTATATATGACGCCGGGCCAAGTGCCACATCTGGCGGTGTTTGCAGAAATCTATAGAACTGCATATAAAATTGGTTGAAATTGGGGGCGACAACAGGGAAATTGTTTGTATAATCCATCACGTCGCGTATGGTAAACCATTCATTAATTGGCCGGAATGACACGTTAATCTGCAGCTCATTATATTGAAGCGCGACGAGCGGGAACGCCTGCATTGTAACCAGGTTAAACCAGGCCCCAAGCGGAATGTACAACGTGCGTCCCATTATAGACGGCTGCGCTCCTGCAGGGCTGTCGGTATAATATGCGTTAGGGTATGCGTTGACACGTGCACCCGCATTCGCAGGGTCGTTTAGCTCGGCAGTTTGACCGATCATCTCGTTGAATAACGCCAACTTTTCTGCGCTAAAGTCTCTCTGCGTTGATGCCAGCAAATATTGGCCCGAATATTCTTGTAGTTTTTGGTTACCGCATGTTATGGTAATACGGCTAATAATCTGCGCGCCAATATTGTCAATCCATTGGAAGTCATATGGCGCCCAATCGGTATATTCCGTGGCCCCACTCTGATTCGTGTACGCCTGTGGAGGCAAAACCGGGCTCCAAATAGTAGGCAGATTGATGGAGATGTAACAGTCCATTAACAGATCCGCATAGCGCTTTACCTTGAAAACAAAGGTGGACTCATTTGTTAGGCCCAAGGTAGGCGTCCCTTCGTAATCCAGCCGAAAATTCTGTTTCCCGAAATTAGTATACTTTTTATAGGTTGCTTTCCAAAAGGTCTTACTTGGATTACCATTTAGAATAACATTTTGTTGTCCAGTAGCTACAAGGTTCATTAATCCTCCAGCCATATTTTAGTATATTATATATAAATTTTTTAATTCTTAATTTGCTATAATATAAATTAGTCGCTTAATCCTACATTTTCTTTGGTGCCTTTGTAGTAGCAATTGAGGCATTTTAGTAATATGTAACTACTAAAAATAACTTATTATATTATATTAGATTAATACGAATGGACAAAATTGTACTATTGATCGGTGTTGCGGTGGCCGTCATTTTTATACTACTTGCATATGTTTACATAAAGCGTCGGGTCAACTTGGAACAAAACGAATGCGATTATATGAATACCTTATACCCCAGTTTAAATGGAAATATCCGCCCAATTTCCGCAAACGATTCTGATTGCAGTGGCAACCTATACGATTATTATATTAAAACAGCATTCAACGCATGCTCTGGTGGGTCGTACAAGGACGATTACGTAGATTTATGCAATCTAAAGGCCGTCCTTAAGCAGGGCGTTCGCTGCCTGGATTTTGAGGTGTACTCAATAGATAATCAGCCGGTTGTCGCCACCTCTACCTCGGACAGTTTCTATATTAAAGAGACGTACAATTCAGTGCCCTTTAGCGGGATAATGGAGACCATTGGCGGCTATGCATTTGCGAGCGGGACCGTACCCAATCCGACGGACCCTCTCATAATTCATTTGCGGATTAAGAGCAATAACCAGGAGATGTATTCTAATTTGGCGAGCACACTCAAGTTATATGATAATATCATGCTCGGAAAGGAATATAGCTTTGAAAACTCGGGAACAAATTTAGGGGCAGTCCCGCTATTGACATTTAAGAACAAAGTTATTTTGGTCGTTGATAGAAGTAATACCTCCTTTTTGGAGAACGAGGCCTTTTTAGAGTACGTTAATTTAACCAGCAACTCAGTGTTTATGCGAGGATACCGCTACTATGATGTTAAAAACAATCCAGATGTTCAGGAGCTAACCGACTTTAATAAAACTGGCATGACAATTGTATTTCCCGATACTGGAGGCGACCCTGTGAATCCAAGTGCGTTATTGTGCAGAACATATGGCTGCCAGATGGTGGCAATGCGTTATCAACAAGTGGACAATCTCTTGCTCGAAAATACGGAATTCTTTGACGAGGGAGGGTATGCCTTCTGTTTAAAGCCCGCGAATTTAAGGAATCAGATTGTGACTATTC